GTGATCCCGAAGCGGGCACCAAAGAAAGGCAAGAGCAAGTACTTCGCCAAGAAGACTGAGTACGATGGTATTGTCTTTGACTCCAAACTCGAAGCAGCCCGGTACAAGATACTCAAGCGTTACCAAGAAGCTGGTGAGATCACTGACCTTGAGGTGCAGGTAGACTTCCCATGCGTCATAACCGTTGAAGGTGAAGACAAAAAGATCTGCTCATACGTTGCGGACTTTCGTTACAAGCGCGATGGCAAGGTAGTGGTAGAGGACACCAAGGGCATCATCACTCAGGTATTCACCCTCAAGAAGAAGCTTGTCGAAGCCCTCTACCCTGGCCTCAAGATACTGATCGTCAAAGACCCACGAGAGTGGGCCTAGAACGGCATCTTGCGCTCGTCAACGTTCTCAAGGTAACTGCCAGGGAACTCACGCCTCACGCTCTCACCCGTCATCATCAAGCCAGCTTCAAAGTCTGCCTTAGATAACTCTCGGATCTCTGTGCTGCTGTAGTGATACTCACCCGTCACCTCAGATGTTGAGTTGTAGAACTCCATAATCCCAGCTTGATAGGCTACAGAATCCTCTGTGCTCTTACCGGGCAAATGGTTAGCGTTCACAAGCTCTGGTATCCACAGATGGTCTTTGCAACCAAGCTTCTGCTCTTCAAAAGGTATGGCCCTATTGCTTCGTGAGCAGTACCACACGGCACCGTTTGATTCAGTTAGCGGCTTGATGTTCTTACAGTTTCTGCAGTTGACCGACTCCGGCAGACGGCGCCCGTAGTAGATGTTGCGATACAACTCCGACTCATTCTTCATGCGCCAGTCCTTCTCAGACATGCGAGTGCTCTTGTCGGGCGCGTCACTGGTGATGATGCGATAAGCCTTGGCTTGCGCCTTTTCCCACACCTGCGGGTTAAAGTCGATGATCTCGGTGTACACCTCGCTGTTATTCTTGTTGACCACCACCACCATACATTTGGTCAGGCCAAGTGCGCCCATGTAGGCATGGATCTGCCATCGGTAGGTTTCGCTCCAAGCTTCGTAGCTTTGCAGTTTCACAAGCTCTTTGTACCGCTTGTCGTTGGCACTCTTGACCTCCAGTAGCAGGATCACCTCTTCGCTGGGGGGTGGTAGTACGCCCTTGAGAAGGCCGTCACATGAGCCTGCGAAGTGCCCGCCAAAGAACGATGCACGAAACTGGTTGCCATCCTTATCGTGCGAGGCGATGGACACCACATCAGTTTCACGCATGTTCTCAACCACTTGATCCTCGATGCGGTTACCCAGATCAAACAGCCGCAGCATTCTACCGCTGAAGCTTGCCGGTAAGCACCAGCGAAAGCCCATCCACAGTTTGTACTCATCGTCATCACCGATGCCGCTGAAGCCTAGGTGGCCACGAAAGCGGTTGTCTTTCTCTGCTATTTGCTCATCGATCCGATCAAAAATGGACGCTAACGACATTCCAGTACTTACCCTCTTTTCTTACAGTTATTTGTTTGATGTGTTGCATGGCTCCATTGTGGTTCACCTCAACCAAAGCCTGCTCAATGGTGCTTGGGCACCAATGGTTGTTGGTTAGTGACCGCCACTTCTTCTGTGCCATCATGCCTGCCTTGCCATTCATACCTATCATGAGTGGCATGTTCTGTGGCCAGTAGTCGCCGGGACTTGAGAACATGACATTGAGATACTCATTGCCGTTCTTTGATGTCTTTGATTCAGCTGAAATGTACTCGATGTTCTTGATGCGCTCGTGTTTCTCTACTGGGTCTTCGAGCTCATCTGATAACACAGAGCCACTTGCTGCCATGCGGGTTGATGCCGCATCCTTCTCTTCCTCTTCAAACAGCTTGGGCTGCTCAATGGGTGCTGCCTTCAAGGCACCGCACTCAATGCATGTATCACGATCTATGTCGTTGACCGCCACGCATGAGTCGCATATCCAGATCTTAGTTTGCTGCTCTTTCTCTTTGTCTTCTTTGCTTGGGATCGATGGACGAGCCGTGTCTATGCATCCATGCCTATCCATGTTCTCGCCATAGTCCAGCAGCATGCAGTCTTTCTTGTCGCCCCAGGTTCGCATGCCTCGTCCACAGATTTGCACATACAAGCCCAGCGACTTGGTGGGACGCAGCAGTGCGATGCAGTCTGTGCGCGGAGCATCCCAGCCTTCAGTCAAGACAGACACGTTGCATAGTGCGTTGATCTCCCCGTTCTCAAAGCGTTCTAACACATCCTCGCGTTGAGCCTTCGGTGTCTCGCCGGTCACAATCGCGGCCTCTACACCAGCTTGGCGCAGGTACAGGCACATCTTCTCGGCATGAGCTACGGTGATACAGAAGAACACAGTGCTCAGTCGGCCTTTGGTATACGCCTTCTCAATCCAGTCATCGATGATGGCCAGCATGGTCTGATCCTGCATGGCCAGCTTCTCAATGTCTGACTCACGATAGTCACCACCTTTGAACTTAACCCGTGCAGTTGATGCATCGATTACGGCCTCATCGCTCACCTTGAAGGCCGACAGACGGCACAGGAAGCCCTCTCGGATCATTTCAGGTATACCTACACGGTAGGCAACCCCTGCAAAGAAGTGCTCCTCAAGGCCGTATATGAAGCCCTGACCCATACGATAGGGTGTGGCAGTCACGCCCAGTATGCGTGGGGTTCTCCAGATGGAGGACTCAAAGTGATCAAAGATCTTGCGATACCGGGTCTTTGGGTCTGGCGCCACATGATGTGCTTCATCCACGATGATGTAGTCAAAGTCACCAGAGGTATCAAGCCTGCTTGGTGTTGCCAGGGTATCTCGACTGGCAATGACGATGCGCCCATCGACTTCGTATTGGTTCAATCCCGCAGCCAGAATGCCTGACGGTGCACATGGCCATACCTTCTTGAGTTTGTCTTCAGCCTGGCTTACCAGTTCTTGCCGGTGAGCTAGGATCAAAATCCTGCAGTCGGGCTCTCGCTCAAAGATCTCCTTGATTAGGGTGGCGAAGACAACAGTCTTGCCAGCCCCGGTGGGTAGAACGATGAGTGGATGCGTGTCTTGGGTGTTGAACCAATGGACTGCCGCATCAACGGCTTCGCGCTGATAGTACCTTAGCTCCATTTCTTCGTTCTTCCATGAGTTTGCGGTAGGTGTTGCGCCAATATTCCTTGGCCCAACTATCCTCTGGTGATTTATAAATGCACCGCAGCACGGCGCGCTTACGTTCTTTGAACTTAGATGAGTTTTCTGTTGCTAATGACATATTATTTCACCCTCTTTCAAAAGCTCCTCCACTTCAGCGTAAGAGCCGTCATTTATTCTTTCGACAACCTGCGGTAACAACTGAGCCATGAGCTCACGATCACCGTGGGCCATGTTCCAACCTAGTGAATAAACCATCATGACCTCAAACAGAATGTGTGGGTCTAAATCTGGCTTGCTGACTTGAGCTAAGTTTCTAATCAAGTCCATGGCGTAATCATGGTCTTCACTGCCGCCTTCCATTTCCATTTCAAAGTCATCTTCCATAACTTTCACTCTTGTTTGTTTGATTCGCTTCCTTTGCCTGGTTCTCTTATCTTTCTTGGCTCGCTAATCACGCTTGGGTTTCTTTAGTTCCATGGCTCGCTTTGTAAGGATGGGTTGCTATGTCCTTCTGGCTCGCTCAATACTTCTGGTCTTCTAAGCTTCGTTGGCTCGCTAAACTGGCGTGGTTTTCTCGACTCCTCTGGCTCGCTTACTCGACCTGGGCCGCTCTACTATAATGACGCGCTTAGCTGGCCTGGTGTTCTCATGGGCTATGGCTCGCTTACGATTTCTGGTTTTCTTAACAGCTGTGGCTCGCTAACTTAATCTGGTTTTCTTTTCACTTTTGGCTCGCTTGATGACAATGGTCTTCTCCTACCTTTTGGCTCGCTGATTAAACCTGGTTTTCTTACCGATTATGGCTCGCTCCTCTGAGTTGGCTTTCTTTCAATCTTTGGCTCGCTTCTTTCGCGTGGTTTTCTAGCTCTTGATGGCTCGCTTAGTCTTTCTGGTTTTCTCCCGTGTGGTGGCTCAAGCAACCTTGTGATTGATCCCAAGCTTGCCTTTTGAGTATTCATCCGCAACCGGCAGCCCCTCTAGCGTGCGCCATGCGGTGTACAAGTCCACAAGGAACCGCTTCACCGTGTAACGTATCGCCATGTTGTTGAGGTGCCCCTTGGTCTTCTCAGCGTGAGCAGGCATGTGGGTGATGCGATGCTTGTAGTTGTCGTAGATCTCACGGTACTTACCGTTGGTTTTTACAAACGACGATCCAAGCACGCCGATCAGCTTCGTCTTCATGAACGGGTTGAACGAGATACCTTTCTTGGTCTGCTCTTTACCTTCAGCATCGATATAAGTCTGATCGACCAAGTGCTCTTTGACCCTAGACCTGCCCTTGTCGCCAACCACATCAAGCCCGGCATACGCCCACAGAGAGGACGCATACTGCGCCTTGTGGATATCAAAGCCTGAGATGATCACCGCAGCCATGGTTGGCCCCACACCCTTCACCTCTTCAAGGAATGCTTGATAGATGGGGAACTGCTTGACGGTGTAGGTGATCTGCTTGAGTGCGTTCTCTTCAGCCTCGACCAGATCGAAGTACTGCTTGACCAAAGAGAACTCGCTGTACTCACTGATCAGCCCGTCTTCCTTGAACTTGCGAGGGTTCATGCCAGCAACACCATCAGTGATCTTCTTATAGCTGACCCGAAGGTTAGCCAGTAGAAGCTTAGCGTCTGCATCAAGCGTGTCTTCAGGCTTGCCAGGCTCCTGCCCGATCTTGATCTTGAAGTTCGCAACGATGTTGTTGCCGATCCGAATGCGTGTTTTCTGCATGCTGTAGAAGCCGTTCACTGACGCCTTGAGCATTGCGCTTTGTACTGATAAATCTTTCACCTTGCTCTCCTTTTTCAACCTATGTGGCGTCGAGATGTAACAAGATCCACACCAACGTATTGCTCTGGGAATCCGCAATTCAGATACACATTTGCGATCTGTTCTGACAACCTAACGATCAATTGCTTACGCTCTTCGGTGAGCTTGTTTGTACGCAGTTTCCATTCCTCGTGCGATTCACTCTCAACGCGCGGAATAAATTCTAAGAGGTCTGGTATGGGCATCGTGAACAGCCGCTTGTTATCTTCGTTGAGATCGTCGTGTGTGTAGACCTTGATGTAGGCTTCAGAGTTCTGCATCCAGTACGAGTTTTCAGGATGAACCGCTTGATACTTCTCAGCGTGAGCGGGGTCTACAATCTCCATGGCTTCAAGCTGTCTCTTGGCTTCAACATACTTCAGCCGTAAATTCTCACGATCTTGTTCTACGATCCTGATTACGTCCTTCAACTCAGCGATCTCTTTGTCTCGCCGGTCTTCTTCAGACTTAGGCTCTGACTTTTCACCCTTTTCAGGGTTAACTTCAAGCCAATCGACATACTTCTGCATGGTCTTTGATGCAGGTTTGATGATCTCACCGTTGAGAAACTGTCTGATTGAACTGGGATCAACGCCAATGTCAGCCGCAATCTGCGCACGAGCCGCAGATATCTTGATGCCTTTGTCAGCAGCCATGGCTACTAGGTGAGACTTCAATGCGTTCTTTGCGAACCGTAACGTTTTTTCTGACTGTAAATTCATAGCAATTCCTTTTGTGTTTTTGACTGTCAAAGTAACGATAGAAGATAGGCAGCACCGTAGATCGATGCAGCGATGCACACACCCATGATGATGCCCGTCTTCGTATCGTCATCCATCTAGCGCCGCTACTGCCAGCTTGCCGTGTTCAGGCCAGCGGCAGGTTGTGCCGGTGCCTGTTGTGGCTGCTCAGTCTGAGCGTGTGGTTGTGCTGGGCCAGCACCAGACTTGAACGAAGAGATCTTGTTCTTGTCTGCATACTTCCCACCGCCCTGCTTGGCGTCACCTTCTTCGATCACGATGTTCGCTGAGAAGGGCTTGCCCATGCAGCCACGCACCATGTCCTCACTGAGATTGCCAGATGGGTCACCGCCCGACGCAATCATCCAAGATTTGAGGCGCCCAACGCCCACCTGGTTGTTGAGTACAAACCGCTCCCAGACCTTACGGCCTGCATGCGTTGGGCCTACCACGTTGAATTCAAACTCCAACATAGGGTTGCCATTGCCCGACGTTTTTCGCTCGTACAACGCTGCGGAGAGCGTGTACTCACCTGCAGGGAACGGTGTAGAACCCCCCGAAGTTTCCTGTACATCGTCAAGATTGATGTTTAGATCGTCTAAAGACATAGCTGATTACTCCTCAAGCTGCTTCAGTGTTAGTGGTTGCAGACAGTGCTGCGGTGTAGGCTTCCATGAAATGGTTCCATGAAAACTCAAGCTTGTTTGGTAGTTCCAAACGAGACTTAGCGTCATATGCCGCCGCGAACCGAGTGTACAAACCACGGTTGCCGTAGCTGACACCTCTGGCCTTCTGGCCATCCTTGATCAACTGCGTTTCGTAGTTCGCAAACAAGTTAAAGTCCACCCAGTCCTTGATGAGTGAGTTGACCTTCTTGTTGCAGCGCATCTCCCAGCGGTCATACGGCTCCAGTTCAGGATCTTTGTATGCCTTGGAAGCAACGTGGCTGAGCAGAATGACGTTCATGCCCTTCTGTGTGTGCAGAACATTCAGCCCAGACAACAGATGGCCCCATGCATTCTCTTCGGCAACGTAGAACGCGCCGTAGCCTGCCTTGGGATCAGCTGCTGATGACCAGCCGTTCTGCTCACAGACATATGCCTCGCCAAGTTTGGCTGCAGCGTCTGTGGTATCCAGCACAACCGTCTTGTACTGGTGCTCTTCAGTCACCAAGCTTTTGACTTGCTCCAACATCTCAGCCCAAGTATCCGCTTGTGGGAAACGTGGTGCGTTGATGAAAGACAATCCGTCTTCCGCTTGTATGAAGATAGGGGTGTCAGCCCCTGCACCAAAGGTGCTTTTACCGATGCCGTCAGTGCCTTGGATATTTATCCGCACTGGAGGTATCGGGCCACCCGAAGGCCGGGTGCTCGTGATTTGCTGAAGTAAAGACATTAGTCCTCCTCTAGTTGTTCAGCGTTTATTTTTTTGATCTTGGGATCACCAAGCTTGATCGAATGCGCAGAGTGCCATCTGGCAGCGTTCTGTGGCTGCGCTTCTGCGAAGTCTTTGAACTTACGCATATCGATCTTGTAGGTGTTTTGCTGGGTAACGAAGGAGGGCCATTCGCTTTGAGGGGTTGCCTCAAGCAGTTCATCAATCATTGACTGATCCCAGATATGCTCACGGGATTTGCCAACGGTGATGCCTTTCTCAGTCCGGTCACCGCCTGAATTATGGATGGGAGTCAGTATCGTACCGACTTCTTTGGTATCGAGCAGTTTGATCTCTAGAGCTTTGATCTGCCTTTCAATCTCTGCCTTCTTTTCTTTCGCGCCAAGTAACTGCAGCGCCAAACACTTCGTGCTTGCCATCTTTCTTTTCCTTTTTCTAACTCAACTCAACTCTCTACGAAACGGAGAATGACCTAGGCAAAAGAAAAGTGCAATACCTTTTTGAAAAAAAATTGTATTAAATAATGTGGAGGGTTAGTATCAGGCTTGGCAAGGGTGCTCCAACCCTGAAACGCAGGTTCCCGTCCCTGTGCCAGAAGGCGGGCTTCATAAGGAAAAGCAATGGAATATGTGATTGAGAAGAACTCACCCTTGCCGCCACACCCTACAAAAGGGTCAGGCAAATGGCAAAAGCTTTTGGCAAAAATGGAGGTAAACGACACAACCACAGTAAAAAGCGAAGAAGAAGTTAGGGGAATCAGAACTGCGGGTTACGGCCTGGGCATGAAGATCAGATCGAGGCGCGTCAGTGAAGGCCTATACTGGGTACAGCGGGTGCAGTAATGATGCCTTTCTTATCCTCCGACTCAGACGGGCCCATGTCACCCGAAGCAAAAGAAGAACTCCTACACACGATGTGGGAGCACGGGATGCACATCATCCCCTGCGGTTCACCCAGCGAGGTGGTGCCACAATACTTCAGACAACGT